CACGGTTGGCGCTCGCGTGAAGCTCAAGATGCCGATCGTAAACCCTGACGGCGGACCCGCTCCGCGTTACCTGCGCACGGCCTACGTCAACGTCGGCGCGAACACGGCCGGTGCTGTGCTCGCATGGCTGGGTACGGTGGACAGCGCGCGCTACTACCCGCCCGGCGTCACGGTCAGCAACTGATAGCGGCTTTGGCCCAGCTTCGGCTGGGTCTTTTTTAAACACTGGAGCAAGACATGTCCGAACAAGCGCAGTACAAGCTGACCGAGAAGGCTTACATCGACGATGTGCTGTACGAGCCGGATGCGGTCATCACGTTTGCCGGTATCCCCGCGCACTACATGCTACCGGTCAATGAGGCAGCGAAAGCAGCGAAGAATTCGCCCGAAGGCAAGAAGGCGGCGAAGTTCCTCGACCCCATTCTTGCGATGACTGCGGTCAACGGGTGATGCCATGAGCAGCTTCGGTCGTGTATTGACGTTGCAGCAAATCCTGGATTCGTTCCCGGAGGACAAGCCTGTTGGTGCGACGGCGATCCGCGACTTGATCGCCACGCTGTGCCAGGGCGGCGTGAATCCTCAATTCACGTCGACTGACGCCATGACGGCGCACGCTGGCGGCGGCCAAGCGAGCGGCACGCTGTGCTCTTCGTACATCAACCGGTTCACGACCGTTGCGACGGCCGGCGACAGCGCGCTTTTGCCGAAGTCTCGGCCGGGGCTTGAGATTCACGTCGTGAACGCAGGAGCAGCCTCGATGAATGTCTTCCCGCAGTCTGGCGACTCCATCAACGGCGGCTCGGCAAACGCTGCCGTGGCGCTGGCGGCTGGCAAGAGCGCCATCTACGGCTGCGCGGTTGCTGGCAAGTGGCACGCAGTTCTCAGCGCATAAGGAAAGCACATGGCACCCGATATCGTTGCCGAATCCGTTGGATACGCTCAGGTCAGCGCGAGCGGGAACATCTCGCCGAAATCGGCGGCGCTCGTTGGCATCTTCGTTTCGGCGGCTTCGGCCACGCCGACGATCACCGTCTATGACGATGCCGGCACGGGCACGTCGACGAAGATCGTCGACACGTTTACACCCGTAGCGGGGACGTACTACAAGCTCCCGTTCCGCGCGCTGAATGGCTTGAACGTTGTCATTGGCGGCACGGTGTCGTGCACGGTTGGGTATCAAACCGAAACCCTCAAGTGAGGCAGGCATGAGCTACGACATCGTCGACATGGCGCGGGACAAGGACTTCGGGTACGTCGACTGCGCCCCGAGCCCGTACCCGTATGGCCTGCGCATCACCCTCACGAAAGAGGACCTCGCCAAGCTCGGCGTCGACGAGATGCCCGAGTGCGGGGATGAAGTCGCGTTCTACGTGTGCGGCTGCGTCATCAGCACCGAAGAGCGAGAAGACGAATACGGCGAGACCGGCTGTGTTGGAGTCCAGATCAAGTGCATGTCGATCGAGGAACCTCCTGAGCAAGAGACCGAAGAGCGCGCCGATGCGGTGAAGGGCGGCTTCAAGGAAAGCGCCGACAAGCTTTACCCGAAAAAGGCTGAGTGATGCCATCCTCCCAGGTCCAGATCGCAAACATGGCGCTCGATGTGATCGGCACGCGCTCGACCATCGCGAGCCTAAGCGAGGCCAGCACGGAGGCGCGCGCGATCAGCCGACATTGGGATAACGCCGTCGACGCGGTACTCCGGGCCGCGCACTGGAATTTTGCCAAGAAGCAAATCCCGCTGACGCTGTTGCAGGACGGCACGCAAGGCCAGCCGGTCCCCACGCCGTGGCTTTATGAGTACGCCTACCCGAGCGATTGCGTACTGATGCGCTCGATTGTCCCGCTGATCCAGGTGAGCCAGATCACGCCAGGAACGCCGGCAAGTGCATTGCCGATCGCCGCGTACGGGCCGCCCGTGAAGTTCGTCATGGCGACCGACCTCGATATCACGGGTAACCCGATCGAGGTATTGCTGACCAACCAGCAGCAGGCCATCGGCGTCTACACGTTCCGCAACACGAACACGGCCATGTGGGACCCGCTGTTTGTACAGGCATTCGCCGCGTACCTTGGCGCGCGCGTCTGCCTCGCGCTGACGGGGGATAAAAACACGCAGCGCATGGCGCTCGGCGAGGCGCAGCAATACAGCCTTGATGCCCAGCGGATGAATGGGAATGAAGGGCTGACCGTCATCGATTCGATACCGGATTGGATGCGCGTGCGCGGCTACGCGTCCGATTGGAGTTGGCCGGATGGCGGGCTATTCACCTACGGCCCGCAAGCCTTGACGTTGCTCGGATAATGGCAAACGAAATCATCCTCCCCAGTTTTGCGGCCGGCGAACTGGCGCCGTCTATGTATGGGCGCGTCGATCTGGCGAAGTACCACGTCGGCGCAGCGCTACTGAGGAACTACTTCGTCGACTACCGCGGCGGCGCTAGTTCTCGACCTGGGACGCAATTCGTCGGGCAGTGCAAAGACAGCACGACGCAGAATCGGCTGATCCCGTTTCAGTTCAACACCACGCAGACGTACGCGCTCGTGTTCGGTGGCGGGAACTCGTTCTCGTCCGCAATCACAGCAGCAGTCTACGAATCGAGCACGAGCGACATCCTCGTCACGATTTCGTCGACAGCTTCGCTGGTGAGTGGCGGCCGAGTAACGGTGTCCGGCACGACGACGATGACGGGGGCAATCGGCTCCGGGCACAAATTCGGGACGTTCGATGGCACGTACACCATCACGGTTGTCAATGGGACGCAGATCAAGCTTTTAAACGCTGGGTATTTTTTGTCGTACGTCGGCGGCGGAACGGTAAGTTCCTTTGCTGGCACCTTGCGGTTTGTGACGAATGGCGGGTATGTGCTCGAAACCGCAACGTCGATAACCGGCGTGACTCAGGCCAATCCAGGCGTCGTGACGGACACTGCGCATGGGTACAGCAACGGCGACCAGATTCTGATTAACAACATCGTCGGCATGACGCAGTTGAATGGGCGATTCGCGACGATTGCCAACGCCACGACGAACACCTACACGCTGGTCGACATGTACGGCGTGCCGATCGACACGACAGCGTACAGCGCATACGTATCTGCTGGGACCGCGTCGCGCGTCTATACGGTCTCAACACCGTACTCGCCTACAGACCTGGCTCTCTTGAAGTACACCCAGTCAGCCGACGTGATGACGCTGACGCACAAGTACTACGCGCCGCAGAAGCTGACGCGCCAGGGCAATGCGTCGTGGACGCTCGCGCCGATCACGTTCGCGCCGGCCAGTCCAGCGCCAACAGGCGGTGCGGTGACCTTCAACAATCACGGCACTGGCACAGCCTATCCTGGCACGCAATACGGTTATCAGGTGACGGCGACTGTGGGCGGTGTCGAGAGCTTGCCGTCGACCGCAGCGTACAGCACGAGCCTCGCACTCGGGCAGAACGTCGGCGCGCAAAACACCGTGAGTTGGAATGCAGTCACGGGCGCCACGATCTACAACATATACCGCACCCAGGAAAACCTGGGCGCCAACGTGCCTCAGGGTGCGCTCTTCGGGTACATCGGCTCAGCCAATCCGGCAGGGACGAACACGTTCATCGACGACAACATCCTGCCGGACTTCACGCGCTGCCCACCGCAGGCTTACAACCCATTCACGGCGGCTGGCAATCCTGGATGCGTGGCCTACTACCAGCAGCGTCAGGTGTTCGGTGGTATGGCGAACGCGCCGGAGCAGATCGATTTCTCGAAGTCGGGCGACTTCTTCAACATGGATTTTTCGATCCCGTCGAAGGACGACGACAACATCGAGATCACGATCGCCAGCCAGCAGATCAACGAAGTCAAGCATCTCGTGCCGATGCAGAGCTTGATCGCGCTCACGTCCAGCGGAGCGTGGAAGATCGACGCAGGCAGCGCAGGCACCGCGATCACGCCGTCGCAGATCGAAGCCGTCCCGCAGGCGTACAACGGCTGCGGCGATGTACCTCCGCTGACGGTCAACTACGACATCCTGTATGTCCAGGCAAAAGGCTCTATCGTCCGCGATCTGGCGTATAACTTTTACGTCAACATCTACACCGGGACTGACATATCGATCCTATCGAACCATCTGTTCTACGGACACCAGATCACCGAATGGTGTTATGCCGAAGAGCCGTTCAAGGTCGTATGGTGCGTTCGAGAAGATGGCATCCTGTTGAGCCTTACCTACCTGAAAGAGCAGGACGTGAACGCGTGGGCGCACCACGATACGCAAGGGATTTACAAGAGCATTTGCCAGATCAGCGAGGGCAACGAGAACGCTGTCTACGTCATCGTCGAGCGCTTCATCAACGGCCAATACCTGCAATACATCGAGCGCTTCGCCAGCCGGCAGATGGGCGGCGATCCGACGATCAATCTCCCCGCCGATCCGTCGCTCGCGTGGTGCGTTGATGCCGGACTCCAGTACCCATTGAACAACCCGAATGCAACGCTGACGCCGGCCAATACGAAGGTTGAGACCGTGATCTACGGCGTGCACACCATCGCTGGAGGTAGCGGGTACAGCGCTGGTACGGTCATCAATATCAATGACTCGACGGGCTCCGGCGCGATCATCACGCCGGTCATTTCGGGTGGCGTGATTGTCGGGACCAATGTGGTATCGGGGGGGACCGGTTGGACGAACCCGACGCTTTCCGTATTCGACCCAGCTGGCACCGGGTCTGGCGCAACGCTCCAGGCGATCCTGGCTAATCCGCTCACCATGAACGCGAGCGCGGCGGTATTCGGCTCGACGCTGGCCGGCGACGTGGTGCGCGTGAATGGGGGTATGGGAACGGTGCTGTCGGTACCGACTGCGCAGCAGATCATCGTGAACGTGACTTCTCCGCTTGCCAACGTCTGGCCGGCTGCTGCTGGCACATGGTCATGTACTCGACCAGTGTCCACCGTAAGCGGCCTGGATCATCTCGAAGGGCAACGCGTATCGATTCTGGCAGACGGCAATGTCGCGCCGGCGCAAACGGTATCGAAGGGGGCTATCACACTTGACCGGTCGTACAGCGCGATCACGGTGGGCCTGCCGTTCACCTGCCAATTGCAGAGCCTGTACATCGACGTTCAGGAGCAGGGCGGCACGATCCAGAGCAAGCGCAAGACGGTTCCGGCTGTGACGGTTCGGATGCAGGACTCACGCGGCGTGTGGGCCGGCCCGACGTTCGATAGTCTCATCGAGATCAAGGAGCGCACCGATGAAGCGATGGGCCAGGCGATCCGACTTTTCACCGGGGACCAACGCGTCGTGCTGCCGGCCAATTACAACGTGCCGGGGCAAATCTGCGTGCAGGTCACGGATCCTGTGCCGAGTACAATCCTGGCACTGATTCCGTCTATCCAGATCGGGGACAACTGATGCGAGGCGAAATCGTCAAGGCCACTCGAAATCACGCGATCGCGATGGCGCCGCATGTGCGCGCAGTCGAGGCCCGCGAGATCGCAGATTCGACCGGGATGAAAACCGAGGCCGCATTGCTGCACGAGCTTTCACGCTCCGACAGCGCATGGTCGTGGATCGTCGATGGACAAGTTGCGTGCATGTTCGGCATCGTTCGGTCGCACAATCTGTTCGATCTCGCCAGCTACCCGTGGTTTTTTTCGACGCATCTTGTCGAAACACACGCGGTTCCATTCGCCCGTGCGTGCAAGGGGTTGCTGCCCGAATTGCTCGTGCATCACCCGCGTTTGTCTGGCATGGTCGATTCACGCCACAAGCTTTCTGTGCGCTGGCTGCGCTGGCTTGGGGCTCGCGTGTCCGAGCCTGAGCCGTGGGGCGTTGCCCGCGCTCCGTTCCATCATTTCGAGATAGGGGTTTGATATGGGTATGGCCGCCGCAGGATTGGCGCTCGCCGCGGTATCTACCGCAGTCGGGACGTACAGCGCGATCTCAAGTGCGAACTCTCAGGCGGCCGCGGCCGCGTATCAGGCGCAGGTCGCTCAGAATAACGCACAGATTGCGGCCATGAATGCCAATGACGCGATCAAGACCGGCAATACTCAACTGCAAGCCCAGCAGGAACGATCCGCGCAGCAGATGGGCATGGTGCGCGCAGCGATCGGGGCGAGCGGAATCGAGATGAATTCAGGCAGCGCCTTGCGTGAACAGCAGGGGCTGGCCGAAGTGAACCAGTTGAACGAGGCCACGATCGTGA